GTTGGCTTGGTCTAAGGTTTACCATTGACCAAGCAAAAAAGCTCTTAGAAACGATCTAAAGGCTTAGTAGGACAATAATGCTACAAATTAAGCCAACTAGGGCAAATCTCATTAATTCTTCGTGATTCAACTTACAGCTCTTTGTAATGCTCAATTAATTTGTTGAGATACCAAGCAGCTTTCTCTAAGTCTTGGATGTTTTCTTCTTTGTCTTTGTAACGATAAAAGTATTTCCAAATGTTACCCTCTAAGTAAGCTGGAAAGTTATTTGCACCGACACGATCTTTTATTAAATCGATACATTCTATTGCACCTTGATAGTGTGCTGGTTTATTAACCATGTCTTTTTCCCCTTTCATTGCTTCATCCCACTCTTTTGCTGTTGCGTTATCTATAGACATTCTTGCTCCTTATAATCAATAAAATTTCAATGTAATTTTTATAAATACTTTTTCGTAAATCTTTTTCTGCATAAATAATATCAATTAAATTTATATTATTTTTGTTCACTTACTTGCATTATTAAAATCTCTTAGGCAGAATATTACCACAGAGGTTATCAAATATGAATATTAATGAAAATGTTTTAGACGGCAAAACTTTATTGTCGCCTGAAGAATTAAGTGCGAGGTGGGGTATATCAGTCCGCAGTTTAGCAAATAAAAGAGCTGCTGGAACTCAGCCTGGTTATTTCAAGCTAGGCAGAAAAGTTTGGTATGACCTCGAAGAAATACAAAAAATAGAAGTACAGTCATACAAGAAACCAAATAGTTAATTGGTAAAAGCCTATGAGAGAGGAGTATTACATTGGCTCATGCAATTTTAGCACCGAGTAGCATATCGAGGGTTATAAGATGTCCAGGTTCAGCAATACCCAATGCACAAGCTCCTTCATCATCAAGTTTTCCTGCTGCGAGAGGAACAGCAATACATGAGATGTGTGAACAATTATTAAAAGATAGATTAGACGGAATAACACTTGCTGACTACTGGTTGGGTAAGACAGTTGAGTTAGAGGGTTTTGCCATAGAGATAGGCTTAGAAGAAATAATAATAGCTGAAACTTATGTCAACTACGTCAAGCAAAGAACAGAAGAATTAAACGGCAAACTCTTAATTGAAGAAAGAGTACATCTTAATGAAATCAGCGATGATTGTTGGGGAACAGCAGATGCAGTAATTTTAGGTGAGGGCAATCGTATGGTGGTTGCAGATTTAAAGTCTGGTAATTTTCCAGTTGATGTAAATTTTAACGAACAATTAATGACATATAGTTTGGGCGCACTTGCTAGGTGGGGAGATGAAAATACTGTGGTTGAAATGACGATCATTCAACCAAGTAAAAAATCTTTTCATAGAGATGGGCCTATTAGAAGTTTTGATATTCAAGCTGTCGATCTAGTAGATTGGGGTTTCAATATCTTAAAACCAGCGTGTGAGGAAGCTATGGGTGAAAGTCCTGGCTATAACGCTGGAGATTGGTGTCGGTTTTGTGCTTACAAACCCGATTGTTTAACATTTCAAAAACATCAGGAAGGTGAAAAATGAAAGAAGAAGAGAAAGCGTTATTGTCATTCACTGACAATGACGGCAATAAAAGAGAGGTCTTTGAAAAGGATCTTAATGATAGGGTTCGACCTTTGGTTGAAGAAATCCAACAGGATTTAAAAGCCGAACAAGAACTTATGCCGCAACATGGAGAGGCGGTTAGGGTTGTGCATCACATGGAGTCTATTCGCAAGAATATACAAAATGCGTTGGATAAATTAATCGTGGAGCTTCCACCTTATAAAAAGCCAGTAAAAATACATGGCGTTGACAGTGAGGTGAAAAAATGAGCTTAGAGTGGATACAAAAGAAAGCAAAAGCGAAACCAAGTATTGTAATTATCTATGGGCCATCTGGTCTTGGTAAAACCACATTAGCTATTGGTAGCAAAAATCCTATCATGTTACAGACTGAAGAGGGTTTAGGAATATTAACTAAGAAAAGAGAAATAGCACACTCTGGTCTTATTAAAGATTATGACACCTTTGTTGATAGATTAAATAAACTAATTGATACAGACGATTTACCTTTTGATACTTTGGTTGTAGATAGTTTAGATTGGTTAGAACCTTTAATCTTTGCTAAAACTTGCGAAGTTCATAAACAACCAACTTTAGAATCTTTTGGTTATGGTCGTGGTTATGTTGAGGCTACAAAATATTGGCGAGAAATACTTGATTTGGTTAATAGGCTTAGAAATGAAAAGTCTATGCGAATTGTTTTGATTGCACACAATCAAATTAAAACATTCCATGATCCATCTACTGAAAGTTATGATCGCCATGAACTTAAACTAAACAAACACGCATCAGCATTGGTGCTAGAGGCTAGTGATATGTGTTTGTTCCTTAATTACAAAAAAGGAACTGTTAAAGTACAAGGCAACAAAGGTCTTACAAGTAAAACTGTTCAATCAGGCAGAGTTTTAGTTACAACTGAATCACCTGCTGCGGTTGCTAAAAATAGATATGGTTTACCAGAAGAAATACCTGTGGTCGAAGAGGGCGATGATTTTATTGTTAGAGCCGAAAAGACATGGGCCGAAATTGGCAAATTAATTAACAAAAAATAATGCCAAAGTTAAGCTATGACAATGCTCTTTACTACATGAATAGAGCAAGAATTTTACTTGATTATGTTCAAGAACAAAATGGGGAGGACGATGATATTTTACCCATTGGAGGTCAAAAAGAATTGGTAGTAATTATTGAGGCTTTAGACTTTTTAATTGATCGTTCAGGCGACTTTGAAGAGTACGATCTCGGATAAGTTTTTTTTAGTGTTAATTTTTTTACGGAGGTAATTATGGTTGATTTAACACAATATAATGGCGGTGAGGCGTTTGATACTGCAAATGCAAATGGTAGTGGCGGAAGTTCTTTAGAACCAGGTCGCTACACTTTGCATTATGCTGGTTCAGATATGATAGAGGGAAAGAACAACTGGAAAGCGTTAAAGATGCTTTTTGAAGTTGACGGAACGACTATCAATGTCAGCAACACTTTTACTATGGGATCTGATAATCCTAAAGCAGTAGACATAGGGCAAAACTCTTTGATGCTGTTTATGAACGCAGTAGGATTAAACTCAATGAAAAATACTGACCAGCTTGTAGGCAAGTCAGTATCAGCAGAGTTAGTCAGAGCTGAGTCTGGTTATTTAGAAATCAAAGAAGATTTTGGTAAAACTTGGCAAGAAGTAAGTAAGGCTAAGTCTGAGCCTAAAGCAGAAGAAAAAGCTGATGACACAGACCACAGCGAAAACATACCTTTCTAATTATGATCTGGTATCTCGGAGACCAACCCTATGTGGCTATTGTCATGGGTTGGCTGCTCCGATGTTTACCATGTTTCAGGGCAAGAGGTATGGGGGGTGTTCATTAGATCACTTAAATAAAATACAGCGAGGAGAAAAGATGCAAGAGATTAAAAATTTTGCACAAATTAATGAAGAGGGTTTAGATTACGCATTAGGTAAAGCGAAATCAGTTTATTTAGATACAAAAAAAGAAACAGGATCATTTGAGATGCACAAATGGTCAAAAGAACAAAGACTTAGATTTGTTCAAGCGTTAGTTCACTCTTATCTGAATCATGCTCATCATCAAGCAAAGACAGGTGAGAGTAAGAATGACTGATCTTACACAATTTTTTGGTAAAGAAGGTTTAGCAATAGATCCAAACTTTGCTTTTGCTAATAAAGGTAAAAGTATTCAGGACTTAATCAATGAGATGCAAACGCATGGCTTATTGGTTGATTATATAGATATGAGTGGCGACCTAGTTCGCTGTAAGGTAGGAGCAGTTGCAAACTGTAGGCCCGATAAAGTAGGCGAGGCATCTGGGTATTATGTTTACAATCAAATAGATACAGAAAAATTTGTTTGCATCTTTGGTAATTGGAGAAGTTCTTTTGAGGGGAAGTTTCTTAGTTATTCAGCCAACGATTTAACACCTACAGAAAAGCAAGACCTACAACGTAAGTTGGAAGATGCTAATAAGAGGAGACAGGAAACTAAGGAAAAGCAACAAGAAGAGGTTGCTGTATATGTTAAAGAAAAGTTTAATTCGGCAGAAGAGGTGGTGCAACATAAGTATCTGGATAGTAAAAATATTAAAAGTTATGGGTTAAAACAAGTAAATGGGAATTTGCTTGTCGGTGTTTATTCTATCACTAAAAATAATAATGGAACATTAGTAAAAGATATAAAAAGTTTACAATATATCTTTCCAAATGGAGATAAAAAGTTTGTTGGTGGTGGAGCTGTTAGAGGCAATATAAATCTAATTGGTTGCGATGTTTATGATTTATTGCATTTACCTAATTTAATTGTTTGTGAGGGGTATGCGACAGGAGCTTCAATCTACGAGGCTACAGGTGTTCCTTGTATGATAGTATTCAGTGCAAATTTCTGTTTAACAGCGTGTGCGAGACTGCGTGAGATGACAGGTCATAGTACAACAAAGCTAATTTTAGCGTTAGATAACGATGAAAACCAAGTTGGTAATACAAAAGCCAATGAAGTTGCAACAGCAATACCAAATTGCGTTGTTAGATTGCCAAGTATTATTGGCGACTACAACGACTTAGCAAATCAAAAGGGGAATGAGCAAGTAAAACTAGAACTGATGGACAGTAAGTTCAATGTTCGTCAATTTGCCATTCGGAATCTTATAAATACTCCTCCTCAGATAGAGTGGTTGATTGATTCGTTTGTTCCCCTTGCCAAGCCTGGTATTTTAGCAGCAGTTGGTGGTGTTGGTAAAAGTATGTCCATGATTCAGCTTAGTTTAGCAGTTGCGACAGGTGGCAGTTGGTGGGGTAAAAAGATATTGCAACAAGGCAATGCGATCATTTGGTCAAGCGAAGATTCATTAGACGAAATCCATAGAAGAATAGATTTACTTGATCCGTTAGGTAGGCGGTTTGATTCACCTTACGATGTATTTGTCGTGCCAATTCCAGACATGAAAGAGCCAATGATATTGTTAAGGGAAGAGGGGATTACTCCTACAGGTCAAGAGGTCTTAGAAGAGATGTTAGGTATTCCTAATTTAAAATTATGTGTATTTGATCCTTTACAAGCATTTGTTACAGCAAACATTAGTTCTGATAACCAAGCAGGTCAGTTGTGGGGTAGTTATTGTTCAAACATTAGTGCAAGAATAGGCTGTAGCACAATTACAGTTCATCATTTATCTAAAACAGCTCTCACAGATAATTCAGACGATGCTATGAGTCAAAGATCTAAAATTCGTGGAGCAAGTTCTATAGTAGATAGTGTTAGGTTTGCAATAGCCATGTGGATTACTGATGAAGAAACCACAGAAAAAATATGCACAGAACAAGGTATAGACTATGACCGCATGGCAGTAGTCAGAGCAGGTATGGTTAAGTCTAACTCTGGTAATGTAGATTACGGAGTCAAAACTCTAGTTAGAAAAAAAGCAGTATTAGAGTTGTTAGACGATAAGAAAATTTTTGAATGGAATTAATTTAGGAGAAAGGAAATTGAATATTGAAATACTACAAGGCGATTGCATTGAATCATTAAAGAAACTAGAAGATCAATCTATTAACACTTGTATTACATCTCCGCCTTATTGGGGATTGCGTAATTACAACGATGAATCCAAGCAGCTAGGCATGGAAGATACACCAGAGGAGTTTGTAGAAAACTTGGTTAATGTATTTAGAGAAGTAAAACGAGTGTTGCGAGATGACGGCACAGTTTGGCTTAATCTTGGTGATAGTTACAACACAACTCAAGCAGGAAATAAAACCTGGGGAGATGGTGTTGGTGCTAATAAACATTATGTAGATGGCAGTATTCCTAAAAAAAGAAACTTAATACAGGGTTTAAAGAAAAAAGATTTAGTAGGCATACCCTGGAGAGTAGCCTTTGCTTTACAGCAAGACGGCTGGTATTTACGCCAAGACATTATTTGGCATAAGCCTAACCCAATGCCAGAGAGTGTCAAAGATCGTTGTACTAAAGCGCATGAATACATATTCTTATTAAGCAAAAATGTTAAATACTATTTTGATAATGAAGCCATCAAAGAGGATGCCAAATATCCACAAGGGCCTAACTCACCTCAAAGCATTAAGAAAGGCAAAGGCGAGTTTGGTATGGATACAAGAGGAGGTTTATCAAAAATAGGAGCTCTTGCTAAAAAAAATAAAAGATCTGTATGGACTATTACTACCAAGCCATTTAAAGGCGCACACTTTGCTACCTTTCCAAAAGATTTAATTGAACCATGCGTATTAGCTGGTTGTCTTGAGGGTGGTACAGTTTTAGATCCTTTTGGTGGCTCTGGAACAACAGGCATTGTTGCAGCTCAACACAATAGAAATGCAGTTTTATTAGAGTTAAACCAAGAATACATAGATTTAGCTAATGCAAGAATTAACAATGAACTGGGGATGTTTGTAAAATGAAAAAAACAGCTAAGAAAAGATACGCTATTAAACTTTCAGTTTATGAGACTAAAAAGAGAAAAGAAAACCAAAAGAAAAGGAGAAAACATGATTAATTACCCATGCGGTTGGTTTGATATTGAACAATTACCTTGGAGGCCAGAAGAAAAATGAAATGTTTTAACTGTGATGCAAATATGAAATTAGAACGAGAAAAAGATATTAGTCGATACAATAGATGTTTTGATATCAAACTTAGTTTTAGTTGTCTTGAATGTGGAGCTGTAGCTAATGCTTATCCACCAAAAGAAGATTTATTAAACCAAGTTATAAGACGAACTGGTGAACATTATGAGTAAAGGTAGTGATCCAAGACCAGGTTCTTACTCCCAAGAATACAAAGATAATTGGGAGCGTATCTTTGGTAAAAAAAAGAAGAAAAAAGACGCTGAAAAGACCAAAAAAGATGCTAATTAATTCGGCATACGCCTGTGCATTAAATGGCATATGCCTGTGCAATAAAAAGCATATGGGTGTGCATACATCCTATAATCTATAAACTAGAGAGATTGACGCTAAAGCGTCAAATCTCTGGAGGAAAATACAGGTAAAGTTTAAGGATAAATTTAATGGGTAATTGTGTATAAGATTTCGCAAAAAAAGTTAGGGGAAAAAATGAAACAATTAAAAGATAGAATGATTTCAGCTAGAGAATATTTTTATAGAGGGAAGAGAGAAAAAGGAATTATCTCGTTTATGCAATTAAGTCCATTGCATTATGCGATTATGTTAGAGGTGGGAATAGGACACTTAGAGGAAAAGAAAATTAATTTTGAGATATTGATCAAGCGATTGCCGAGCAGCTTGGGATCGCGTTCAACAGTTGGCAGCATCTTGAATGATTATGTGGCAAGGAAGTTTTTTTGTAAGGGAACAGGAGGAGACAAGCGTAAAAAAGTTTATGGTATTTGTCCTAGTTCATTGCAGTTAATTAATGTTTGGTTTGAGGAGCAAAAGGTAAGTCTCAAGGAGGTTGCCTAGTTGGATGCTTACTGGTGGATAACAACGGATGCAGTAGATAAAGAAAGTGGCTTGATTGCTTTTGCGGTTAGCAAAAGGTACGAGAAGAATTA